CTACAGCATCAGCTAATTGCTTTTGCTGTTTTTGTACAACCTCAAAACCTGATGAGGTTGCTCGAACTTCAAATACTACTTTATTATCTGCCACTCTTTCTCTTTATTCTATCGTACTCAGCTTTTAATTTTTTCTGAGCTATTTCGATTGCTCTACTGTCTAACCACAGTATTGTTTCAAATACAAATTCTTTTTGATAATTTTCTATTCCGTAATTTTTTAATAAAAACTCAAAATTAGTATAATCTTTTCCTATATATCCAATTTCTGGAAATATTCTATCCCCCATACTATGAAAGATATTTATACAAGTTATTACTATTTCTGGAAAATCTTCCCAATCTGGAGGACATTTTTCCCAGTCGGGCTCTTCACCCATTTGTTCCATCATTTCCAAGTACTGATCCTTGGACATTCCTACATCTTTATTGTCCAGAAACAGGCGGAGTTTTTTGAATAGTTTTTCCTTGTTCTTCGCTACGAAAGTTTTCTAAATCAAAGACTACCTCGTTGAGCCAGTTGTCAAATTCTGATGAATTTTCTACTAAAGTTTGAGCATTTTCTTCTGTAAAATTCATTTCTGCTGAAGGGTCTTCGTTTTTAAGATCTACTAACAATAGGTCTTGTAGATACTCTAATTTTAACCCTTTCCAGTTTTTAACTGTTGCTTTAGTAAATTCAGATACGAATTTTTCATCGTTAAGTTCATCTTCAAATTGACGAGTTTTACGATTAAATTTATTTATTGTACATCTCTTTCTGAGATTTGTTAATTCTTTTCTAGACAGGTTTGCAAGTTCTACTTCAAACCCGTTAAGTCCTGGGAATTCTACCCATGTGGTCTTGCTGTCGACCAGTAATGATTTTAAATCCATTTATTTCTCCTAATATGAAATTAAAGTTGATAAGTCTGCAGGATTTGTTAATAATCTAAAATCAAATGCCTGCGTAAATGCTTCTGCAACGGTTGTTCTCTTTGTAAACATGCAATTTGTTAAATTTGCATCAAAGAAATTACTACCATCAACAAGAGTTTTAATTCTTACTCTTGTATCAGTATTAAAAGTCTGCAATGTGCTTGAGTTATTGCTAGTAAGATACTGAACAATATTTCCAGACACTACTCTTCTTTCAAGAGTATACCCAGATGGATACATTGCGTTTGAAGCACTTGTAACTGAAAGACTGTTTTGCAATGTTGTATAAGGTGTCCAAGATATTTCATTTTGTATACTTAGTGTTGCAGATACTAAGTTTGATACATCTGAGCCACTTACCTCAACATCAATCAGTGATAAGGTGGGAGTTCTTGTGGAACTTGCGGATTGCAAAGTTCCTGGAAGTGAATAATTTTCATCTCCTGCTCTTTCTAGCTTTTGTGCTTGCCCACTTACTGTTAAAATTAATGATGAACCTTTATTTAAATTAAATTGTCCATCAGTTATAATACATTCAGTTAATTTAAAAGTGCTTTCGCCAGTTACAATATAAAGATCAAAACTTTTCATATTTGATCCAGTACTATCATAATCGACTAAAAGATCTAGCACGATAGATTCATCTTTTTCTTTTGTAAGATGAACTGCAAAACTAAAGTCCGCAGGATTGGCTTTTGTAATACTCGTCCCTTGAAACATCTTTGTTTGATCATGCAAAGTCTTTACTTGGTATGCATCTTCCGCAAATGTTTGTGAGAACGATACGTCGGGAGTCGTTTTTAAATTGTAGCGACTCCCTCCATATACTAGGTGTACACTACTTTCTCTAAGAAAGTTGTACGCTGTCATTGTTAGACAGTATAATCTGATGCGTATTGAGAATCAGAATGTGATCTTGATCCTTTATACTTGACAGTCATTTCATCTCCTGTTAGTAGATCTGTTCCATGACCAGAAAATTCTAGTGATGTTGAAATAAGATCTGCAACTTCGATGGTTGGTACTTGTAAGTGAGCTCTAGGAATATCAAACTCTACAACTGGTGTATCACTTGATCCGCCACCCATAAACAAACTCATATTAAATGAGTTAGTAACCAAATCAGTAGCAGCTGCTAAGTCAGTTAATAACTGGTTAGAACCGTTTGATTTAGTATCTAAGTACATTGTTAAAGAACCAGAAATTTGTCTAGCTCCTGTGAAAGATCCAATTGGTTTGTCAACAACACCAAGAGTTTCTGGTGTTACATAAGTAACATTATTAGCAATAGTTATAGAACCGCCAGTAATATTAATATCATATGTTCTTGTATCTAAACCTCCAGAACTTGCTCCGCCACCTTGTGAAGAATCCACAGCAAGTGTTAGAGTAGACAATTTATTTCTTAAATAGTCTGCATCGTCTGGACCTGTTGAATCAGCATAGTTGTAACCTTCTACATAAGTTGCAGTAGTTACAGAAGTATCTGTTCCAGCTGGTTTAGCATGAAGAGTTTTTGATGGATCTTCAATTGCTGTTGTAACTTGGTCAATAGTTGTTGCATTTCCTGACCATGTTATTTGAGCAATACCATCGATTGAGAAGTCAATCTCTGCCTGATTAACTTGACATTCATTTAATCTGTAAGTTGTGTTTTCAAGAGCAAAGAATATTGAGAGTTTTAATAACTCGTGATGTTCTGATCTCTCGAAAGTTACATCTGCATCTGATGAATCAACAGTAATTGCAGAAGCTTCAGTACTTGTTAAAGCACCTCCTGTGATATCTTTACCCGCGATAGCTGCCCATAGAATGTTTTCACACATGTCATGAGTACCGCTTGATCTCCAACTGTTTGTGCCATGTTTGTAAGGTCTTACATAAGTACCAAATGACCATTCTGCTGGTGGTAAAGCATCATTAAATCTTTTTGAACCACGGTTTGGAGCTGCACCAGCTTCGTTAATAGTAACGTCTGTTGCTTCACTTCCTTGTGAGAAGCTGTATCCATCTAATACCCCGATTCTAAAAGTATTTGCATCTGTTCCGTTTCCTTTGAATAGTCCAGTTGCAGTTCTGCTTCCTTGTGCTGTTGTAGTGCTTGTTACACCATTTACAACTGCTGCAAAACTTGTTCCTGATCCAGAAGTAGCAGACTGAGTAACTGTATCATTATCAGCATACCCAGTTCCACGGAAATTATTTGGAATGTAAACTTCAGTAACTCCACCAGAAGATACAGCAGCAACTATACATTTTGCTCCTGTTCCAGACCCTGATGTTGTTCCCAAAGTAATTACATCGCCAACTGCGTGACCTGATCCTGCAGTAAATCCATCCAAAGTTACGATAGATCCCCCAGAAGCATGCACTCCGTTTACAGAGCTGACAAACACCTTGGTATTTCTCGATAAATTTAAAGCCATTTTGCTTTCTCCGTTTTACTTTGGAAAGGGTGCGGCTACATATTTATGTGCCTTACCTGTTTCCTAATATCGTACTCGAACTGTCAGTTCTCCGATACCAAGAGGAGAAATTACTCCTTCATCAGTGCTAATACTTCCTATTGTTAAAGAAGTAGTAGTTTTATTCGGTGTGACAGTATCATCATACACTAAATTATCATTATTATCTATAATTCTTTCGATATCTTCTAACAATAATGCTAAAGTTTCTTGAGCATCATTTTCATCTCGAATATATGCTCGTATTGTTAAATCTAAAAGTCTCCATTTGAATTCGCCAGGTTGATACTCTCTGAATTCGTCTCCTGCTACTACGCAGATTTTAGGATATTGTTCTATTTCGTCTAAAAATTTTAAATGTCCATCTACATTATTATAAACATTTGAATTATAAGGATGATTTCCATTAATTCCTTTTAATTTATTTACCAAAGCATCAACTACTTTTTTTCTTGCTGTTCTATATGTTGATGCCATTATATTCTCCTAAGTGTAAATTTAGCCTCTACTTTTTGAATTGCTAATTCTCTTATACTTTTTTCAATTAGTCTTCTTGGGTCATAAGTAACAGGATATCCTCCTTCACCTTCTTCAAAAACTCTATAAAGAGGGTTATAGGTATAGTCCATATGTATTCCGTTTGGTTTACCTATTGCATTTACTACACTAGCAGATTGGGCAAATCTACCTGATTGATTTATTAGGGCAGGTCTACCCATGTTTCTTTGTATTTGTCCAGTTAATCTAGAATTTATAAAAGCTCTAGTTTCTACAGCTTTTCTTAATAATTCGTTGTCTCCTCCGTCTCTTGTTTGTTTTCTATTTTGTAAAGGTATTTTATTTGTTAATACGAAACCACTTAGTACTGTTTTCTTTTTTCTAAGTTTTTCTTGATCTCCTACCTTTACTTTTTTCTTTGATTTAGGAGTTTGTTTTATTCCTGTTAAATTTTTTGCTAGTTTTGTTTTATAATAACCTCTCATTGTATGGTTATTAATTATCATTTGCAACCCTAATTCATTTATACTAGCAGATCGTTTTCTAGAAGCTGTTTCTTTTGGGTCGCTATATTTTTCTT